CACCTGCGTTCTGAACCATAGCAACTGCTGTTGCGGTAGCGTTTTGCAGGATGTTGGGGTCTAAGCCCTGAGAAGCGTTTGTAACGCCTGTGCGCTTTTGCTGAATCTCGTCCATGTACGCAAGCATTGGGAAGGCTTGGCCCGCCACCATAGGAACTTGCAGGGGCGTGATAGCTGCGTTGTTCTTGACCCGAACTATGCCGCCAGGTGTGACCGTGAGCATATCGTCTAGGTTGACCTGACCATCTACCACCGCCATCCGAGCGTTGTTAGAGAGATACAGGTTGTCCAACATCTGACGTGTAATCGTGGTCTTAATCTTCTGAATGTCCACAACCCTGTCTGCAAGGCTATGCCCGAAGAACTTGTGGGGCATGGGGATTGGGCAGATTGAGCAGAACGGGATGAAGTCTGCTTCCTCGTTCTCTAGGATTGTGCCGCCAGCGTAGAACACCCTGCGGAGTTCGGCAATGCCGTCCTCGTCGTAGTCTGTCCTGATGTAGCACTCGAACGTCTCAATCTCGTCCATGCTGGTATCGAGGCTGGGGTCGTCTGGCTGCTCTCCGTTAGGGAACCTTGCAACCCTCTCAGGGGTAAACGTCAGGTCGTCGTAGGCGGGCAGAGCGTCAATCTCGTCTGCGTCGAACCCCATGCTGATTAACTCGGAACGGGTCGTGAGCCTACGGTGAGCCACAAACGGGGCATCCGCAATCCGGCGGGCCTTCTTGGAGATTAGGAACTCCTCGGGCGGTACGTTCTCGACCTTGACCGAACCCTTCTTGTCTATCTTCTTGACCGTGACATCGTAGGCGAACACGGGCTGCATCATAGGAGCCGGTGGGGGGAGACCTTGAGCCATCGCTTGCTGAACCGCCATCGGGTCAACGGGCATGGGTACTTCCCCAATCTGAGTCTGCTTTTGCTTGACGACTTCCATCTGCCCGTCAGAGAGCAACATGGTCAATTCTTCTTCGGAGAGGTTCTGATACTTCTCCTTGTCAACCGAGGTCTCGTCGTTCCACCAGACCTTGATTACGCCGTTCTTTTGCAGGAGCGCGTCCTTGAACCAAGTCTGGAATACCTCAAAGCCTGGGTTGTCGTTCATCAGCACCCAATTTGCGTACTCGCTAGCTTGCTTAGCCTTCTCCTCGTCGCCCGGTGATTTGGGTTCAAACCGCACCACGTCGTCGGACTGTGTAAATACACGCAGGAGTTGTGGCAACGCACCATCTACGGCCTCTGCTACCTCGCCTGTAACGATGGTGGAGCGTCCCTCTACCTCGTTGCCGTAGGGTTCGCGGTTGTACGCCATGAGCGAGTCGCGGCGTTCCTCTACGGTCTCGGTATTGATATAGCCGAGAGCGTTGTCTATCTCGTTCTCTATGATGGCTTGTAGGTCAAATTCTTGCATTTAGACAATCCATTTCGTATTCACGTTAAGCGGTTTAGCCCAAGTCGAGGTCGTATTTAAGCCCACAGCGAGATACCTAAAGGCATCCGAAGCGTGGCTTGACCAATCATGCAGGGGCTTGTCGTAGAAAACATTGCGCTTCTCATCGTACTCTCGGCGGTAGTTGCGTAGTGCATCTGTGCCTTGTTTAACTCGTGGATGGAAGTAGCAATTAGGTAGAAACCTTCTAACGGCTTGTATCCCATCGTCGACTGACATTCTGGGGCAGACGGTAATGTTGAGTCCGAGTTCTTGCAGGACTTCTTTTCGGCTCTTTCCTGTCCCCAGCTCGCGTACCTCGACATCATGGGGAAGAATATGCTCGGCGCTTGTGTATTCATTGTTGCGTATCCAGTTGACATACCAATCTAGTCCGACTCCGTGGTTCTCCACGAAATCAAGTAGCCTACGCTCTTGCCCCGCAATTTGGCAGACCCAGATAGCCGTTGAATCACCAACGCCCAAGTCCCATGCGGTATAAGTCTTGCATAAATCATCCCGCGCAAATTCCTTGAATCTATCCTGTGGCAAGCCGTTAAGCGTAGCAGCGTAATACGCGCCCTCAACCGGACTGTCAAAGGAACACTCGAACTCTTGGGCATACTTATCATCGCCCATTTCTTTCTTAGCAGCGAGCAGTTCCTCTTTTGCAAGTATGTTCGTCTGCGAAGCCCTGAACTCCAATAACTTCCACTCTGGCTCTTTCTCTGCTCGGTCTCTAAAATCCTTGAAATGGTTTGCACCCTTTGGCGTTCCTAGAAATACCGCCCAACCCATACGGTCTGCGAGAGCAGGACGAATAATCTCGTTCCAAATCTTCGGGTTCTGGTCTCCAATTTCATCTAATATCACCCCGTCAAAGAATTGTCCACGGAGTGAATCTGCGTGGTCACTTCCGTAGAGGCTGATTCGCCTTCCGTAAAAGTCAACCCGTAATTCCGAAATGTTCGCAGAAGCATTAAGTGGCCTAGTAAAGTTTACCAGGTAGTCCCACGCAACCCGCTTAGCCTGTCCGTAAGTCGGAGCAATGTAGGCAAATCTTGGGTCTGGCTTGTCGCATTGCAAGGAGGAGTGGATGAGCTGGTTTAAAGCTGCAACCGTCTTTCCCATCCGGCGGTGAGCCACGACCACAACAAAGCGGTGACTCTCCACGGCATCGTGAATCTGTCTTTGCTCTGCCCTTGGCTTGTATCCGGTCTCAATTACCGCTTCGGTCATATTCCCGTGACCACCTTAATGGTCAGCGGGCCGTTCTCTGCGCCAGTTACTTCTGTTCTCGCTAGCTTGGGGATGTGGTACTCAATCGCCTTTAGGTAGATGTCGCACGCCTTTTCTGGACTATCCGCTGCGACCTTTGTGAGCCACTCAGCGAAGTTCTCTGCGTTGTCCTCTGCCATCCTAGCAATGGCCTCTCTGACCGCCGCTGTGGACTTGTTAGGCGTTCCTAGTGGCCTTCCCTTGCCAGCGTTAGGCGGGAGCTTGCGTTCTGTAATTTCACCTACTTTACTGATTTCCATTTCCGAATCCTTTGGTGGTTGTTCGGTTTAAGTGTTGCAATTATACAACTATTATTCTCTTACACAAGTGCTATAATCTTACAAAACACGAGGAGGTTTTATGTCTATCAAAATTACTCTTGAGTACGTTGACAACACACTAAATGTTGAGTTTAGCGAAGAACTTATGAATTGCGACGAAGAACAATTTGTCGGAATCTTACAAGACTGCATTAACTCGCTGAACAACAGCCTTTTAGGGGCCGAGCAGTCCTGAGTTTAGTTGCCTAAGGTATTCGTTTACGCTGTCGATTACCTGTTGGTCAACGACTTCCGATATTCCTTCTTTGCGCTTTTCTAGTGCGCCGAGAACCATGTTTCTTATATCGCCAGTTTTGCCAGACATTTCTTGTGTAATCTTTGGGAACAACTTTGGGAACAAAGCTTCTGCCGGAATACTCTGCCCAAGCGTTCCTAGATACTGTCCAGAAAAGTTTGTAGAGTAAGTCGGGTTGGTCGCCGGAGAAAGATGCGTTCCTTCTGGCCCAATTCTAATTACCGTGTTGCCAGCGTAACCTTTTGGAACCCCAAGCAATGCTTCGTCGGTAATAGCGCCAGTTAAATCTTCAAGGTTATATCTTAGGTATTCTTGGTTAGAACCGCCTTCGAACCCTTTGGACTTCTTAGTAGCAATTTGCGTCATTGCCTTGCGAAGTTCGCCAGAGGTGCTATCCAGACCTTCGCCGGTCATCAACTGAATACGACCTTCTTCTGTCATTACACCTTTGAAATTCTTAAACGGTTGTGTAATAACCCGTTTCTTGACCCCATCTTCTTTTATGGTTTTTGGTATCTTGAAGTCTCTTACTTCTTGGTCAAAATACTTTACAAAAGCCTTTGACGGTTGGCGTAAATCTAGCAAACCCAAAATTGGAAGCGTTGGCTGAACAGAAAAGTTTTCCGCACCGGCCCCCATTGTGGTTGGCAGCGGAACAACATCCCCTGTACCACCAGCCGCTAAATTTTCAATTCTTGCTTGAATAGCGCGGTCTTGAATCCTTTTTGCAATTTCTAAGTTTGATGCACCGGCAATGTTTTGTCTTATGTGTTCAACGTCTCTAGCGTAGTCTTGGCCGCCATGGGTTACAAAAGACTGCGGGAGAATCTCCTCAGAAATTGATTTAATTCTGTAATTTCTATTGGTGCTATCCCAAGGCATCAGCATAAGGCTGGAGCCTTTTAGGTCTTCAATCTTTACGGGCGTTTTTTCTGCTAATCCACCAACGAACTCTCGTTCAAATCTAGTCCCCACAGACGGGTCTGGTTTGGTTGGTGTTGTCTTTCTATAAACAGCCAACGGAGACATCTGCCCAGCGGCCTCTAGCACCGCAGGAGCCGTTGCCTCTGGGTTGCCTGTAATCTGCCTTACGAGTGCGTCTGCTGCCCTGTTAGCCTGTTCTGTGGTGATGTCGCCTACCCTGCCCACAGCCCTTGCACCGGCCATTGGGTTGGTAAGTCCTGCGGCTAGTCTTGTAATATTCTCGGTGGCCGAACCCGTGGGCTCCTGTGCCATCCCTAGAGACCTTGCGATATTGCGTAGGTAGTCGCTTCCCAATACTGGGCGTTCAGAGCCAAGTCCAACCGCACCCAGCGCGAGGTTTGCAACGTCTACGCCGGAACCAAGCAGGTCGTATGGGTAGTAGGAAACGCCGCGACTTATGTCTCTAAGGCTTCTACCCACGCCAGACAGAACCTGTCCGAAGTCCTGAGTGTCCTCGGGGAGGGTGGGATAGAACATCCCATCATACGGGTATGCCACTTACAGTCCTAGTTTTGCACGAATACGGCTGACGAGTAGTTTTATGTCTGACCACAGGGTGTGTAACATATCAATCCTTCCTAAGTATGACTTGCAGGGCATCTACGGCACGAGGGGTTCTTATGATGTTCCCTATGGGAACCTTTTGCTCCCTCATCTCGTGACCTAGGTCTGAGAGTTCAAACCCCATCTGCGTGCAGGTGAACTTCTCCTCCCAGTTTAGATACCAATGCCAATCTGTGTAATATAAGAATGAGTTTTCGTTGAAAGCTCTTACATGAGTCGGGTCTTGCCATGCCCCTAGACTTAGGTCATAGGGCACATGGATATGCATCTCGCCTCCCCGCTTTAGCAGGTCTCGGCAGTTAGTCATCGCGGATACTAGGTCTGGGATATGCTCCAAGACATCGTTGGCGATAATCTCGTGGAACATTCCCTTTTCTACGGGGAACTTCCCTAGACGGGTGTCTATCACCTCGCCCCACGGGACTTGTGTAATGTCTAGCAGCCAATCGGGTTTCTTCTCCGGCTGGATGTCAGCGTTTATGCAGTCCTTGCGCCAATCTTTACCGCTTCCTAAGTTTAGAGATAAGCCCATCAACGTCCTCAGAACATAATGTCGGGATTAGCGGCTCTATCTCCGCGTCTGGTAAGTCCCACCACGCCAATTCTAGCAGGGTGGCGATTTGCTCATCTGTAAACCGCTTTTTAACAACCTTGGCTGGGTTTCCGGCTACGATACAGTAGTCAGGAACATCCCTTGTGACCACAGAATTACCCGCCACAACCGCCCCATTGCCAATGGTTACACCAGAGTAGATGGTAGCGTTTGCGCCCACCCAAACGTCGTTTTTGATAGTAACGTCGCCTTTAGTAGCAGGGTGGCCTTCTATATGAACCTTGAATACGTCTTTGGATGTATGCCCAAACGGGAATGTCGTCACCCAATCGGTTCGGTGGTTTCCACCCAAAAATATCTGCACCCCGAAGGCAAGACTGCAAAAATTGCCGATGGTGTATTTAGCACCCTCTCCCCATTGGAAGATTTGCGGGTTGCCGTAGCTGTGCCTCACTTTTTAGGCTTATATCTCTCTTTTAACCTTGTGCCGAGCGCCTTGAGGTCTTGGAGGTCGGCTTGGTTTTGCGGGACTTTGGCTGCCCAGCGTTTGAACTGGAGCGCGGCTGGCGTGGCTCTGCCTTTTTCGTCTTTAAGAGGGTGACC